GGCAACCAGCGGGACTACACGAACACCATCATTGATTGGGATGCCCTGATGCGGGGCGTCTTCGCCAACCTGCCGATGGTCATGAACGGCCAGGTGCTGGTCAATCTCGGTCTCATCCACCGCGAGCAGGAAGTCATTCCCTATTGGGACGGCTGGCTCGACTGGATGCGCACCCAGGGGTGGCGGCGCTTCGCCTGGTACGTCTGGGACCAGGGGCCGGGATTGCCCGGCGACTGGAATGGCCGGCTGGCGCCTTCGTTCGAGTTCGTCTTTCACTTCAACAGGAAGGACTCCGAGGCACGGCGTCCGAACAAATTCGTGCCCTGCATCTACGCTGGGCGTGACACCCATCTGCGCGGTGACGGCACCAGTGCCGGCGGCATGCGTAACAAGGATGGCAGCAAGACCGCCTGGAACCATGTCGGCCAGGTCACGCAGGAGACCAAGATTCCGGATTCCGTGATTCGCATCATGCGGCACAAGGGCAAGATCGGTCAGGACATCGATCACCCGGCCGTGTTCCCGGTGGCGCTGCCCCAGTTCATCCTGGAGTCCTACACCGATGCCGGCGAACTCGTCTTCGAACCGTTCTGCGGTTCCGGCACGACCCTGCTGGCAGCCGAGCGTACCGGCAGAAAGGTACGTGCCACCGAGATTGCGCCGGAGTATGTGGATGTCACCGTGAAGCGCTTCCAGCAGAACTATCCCGAGGTGCCGGTGACGCTGGTGGCGACGGGACAGACCTTCACGGAAGTAACCAACGAACGGATCGGAGGTGCGGCATGACCATCTCCTGGCTTGCCGACAAGATCGTGCAATGGCCCACGGCCAAGCTGGTGCCGTATGCCCGCAACTCGCGCACCCACTCCGATGCCCAGGTTGCCCAGATCGCGGCGTCGATCGCCGAGTTCGGTTTCACCAATCCGATCCTGGCCGGGGGCGATGGCGTCATCGTTGCTGGTCACGGCCGTCTGGCCGCTGCCCAGAAACTCGGCCTGGCCATGGTGCCGGTCGTGGTGCTCGACCATCTGACGCCGACCCAGCGCCGAGCCCTGGTGATCGCGGACAACCGCATCGCGGAGAATGCCGGCTGGGACGAGGTGATGCTGCAGGTGGAACTGGCCGCGCTACAGGACGATCAATTCGACCTGGCCCTGACCGGGTTCGATGCCGACGCCCTGGCTGATCTACTGGCTGGGGAGGAGACGACCACCGAGGGCGATACCGATGAGGATGCAGTGCCGGAGGGATCCGGTACGGTCGTATCCCGGGCGGGCGACGTCTGGATCTGTGGTGAGCACCGGGTGATCTGTGGCGATGCGACCGATGCCGATGCATACGCGACGGTGCTCGGTGACGAGATCGCCGACATGGTGTTCACCGACCCGCCCTACAACGTCAATTACGCCAACTCGGCCAAGGACAAGATGCGCGGCAAGGATCGCGCAATCCTCAACGACAACCTGGGCGACGGCTTCTACGATTTTCTGCTGGCGGCACTGACGCCTACCGTGGCACATTGCCAAGGTGGTATCTACGTCGCCATGTCGTCGAGCGAACTCGACCGCCTACAGGCAGCCTTCCGTGCGGCCGGTGGCCACTGGTCGACCTTTGTCATCTGGGCTAAGAACACATTTACCCTGGGGCGGGCAGACTACCAGCGTCAGTACGAGCCGATCCTGTACGGCTGGCCCGAGGGGGCTGACCGTCACTGGTGCGGAGACCGCGACCAGGGTGATGTCTGGCAGATCAAGAAACCGCAGAAGAACGATCTGCATCCGACCATGAAACCCGTGGAACTGGTGGAACGGGCCATTCGCAATTCGAGTCGTCCGGGCGATGTGGTGTTGGATCCATTCGGTGGGTCTGGCACAACGATGATTGCCGCGCACAAGTCAGGTCGCAAGGCGCGGTTGATCGAACTGGATCCGAAGTACGTCGATGTGATTGCCCGGCGCTGGCAGGACTATGCCGGGGCAAAGGCCATCCGGCAGTCGGATGGTGCAACGTTCGACGCGCTGTCAGTCGGTGGAGAACTCCGGCAGAAGATCGCCGCTGGTGATGTCGGCCACGTAGCGGACGTTGCGGAACTCGACGGGGTCGTCAACGAGGTGGACTCCGCCGACTGACTGGATTGCCACACCGTACTTGCGGCTGAGTTTGGTCAGTTCAGCAATGAACTTGTCGTAGTTGGCTTCGAGTTGCGGGGTGGTGACGACGGCGGCCATGGCGATCCCCTTACGCTGCTTCGGCTTCGAAGGATTCGTCGGTCACTTCGCAGTGGATCACGAAGCCTGTCAGGTAAGGCAGTCCCTTGGGGATGCCGTAGTCCTTGCTGGTTTGGCGGCCAATCGTCCAGCCCATCCACCGCGTCACTGCGGCATCGATGGCCTGCTGGATCTTCTGGCCCCGCAGCATCTCGTTGAGGACGTCATCGGCAAAGTGTCGTCCGTGGCGGCTGTCGAGGAACAGCCTGACCGATTCGAGGGGCTGGCAGGAGGCGTCCGAGATCGCGGTCATCGCGATCGGCCAGGCGGCTTCGGCGTTGTCGTTCATCGTGCCAAAAAAGCCCCAGGCATCGTTCTGGGTGGCGGGGATTTGAGTGGTGTTGGTCATCGTGATCTCCTTCGGGTGTGTGGTGGCGACACCCGTATGAACGCGCTGTTTGATTGAGAAGCCAAGCTAATCTTCAAAGAATTTGCATCAATTTTCGGTGGCGAGTTCGTCGAGCAGTTTCATCGCGTCCTGGTCGCCGGACAGTGCAATGCGCAGGGTGCGCAACGCCTGTTCTATGCTGACCTCGGGCCGCCGATTGTCGAGCAGCCAGCGGATTGCGCTGGCCTGATCGTTGCTGGGCGTCGGCGACTCAATCGCCACCCCGACGTACCGACCGTAGCTGCCGCCGGAGGGATCGACATAGAGCGTGGTGCGGCCGGGGGCGCTGACCTCGACCACACTGCGTTTGCCGTTGCGGTGTCCGCCGTGTCCCGCCAGCCAGTCGCGATCATTCAGCAGGGTGTTGGCGAAGACGTCGTACTCGATTGCGGTCAGTTCCTTGCGCAACTCGATCGTGATGGACTCGGGCGGTGCGCTGGGGTCGCTGTTGTGCAGCACTTCATCGATGCTGCAGGGTTTGCGGGTAAAGCGGGCGCGGGTGGCGATGGTCATGATGGTCTCCGTTCAATTGATTGTTGTGACATACGCATGAACGCGCTGTTCAATCGGAAAGCCAAGCTATTTCAGGAATCATTTTGGGGTGGCGTGGATATGCCGCCACCCTATCTAGAATTCAACCGACCCGGTAAATGCGATCGCCGCCCTCGGGCTTTTCCGAGGTGATGGTGAGTCCGAGTTTCTTCTTGAACGCCCCGGCGAAGGTGCCGCGCACTGTGTGCGCCTGCCAGCCGGTGGCCGCGCAGATCTGGTTGATGGTGGCCCCTTCCGGTCGCTGCAGCATCTGGATCACGGCGGCCTGTTTGCTGTTCTCGCGGGTGCGGGGCTTGCCCTCGACGCCGACCTTGAGCAACCGTTTGGCCGCGTCCTGTTTTTCTTGCGCCCAGTTGGCCTCTGCGGCCGACACGGCGGCCTCGACCTCGGGGTCGGGGTGGATGGTGGCCGGCGTTGGCCGGGCGCGCCCCAAGGCGTCGTAGCCCTCGGCGGCGACGAACCAATTGGTGCTGTCGCGGGTGATCAAGGCCTTGTTGAACAAGCCCTCCAGCACCTTGGTGCGGGCACCGCCCTTGATGTTGTCGGGGAACCATTCGATCTTGCCGCCGGTGTGTTCGATGGCGTAGGCGAGGATGGCGTGCTGGGCCGGGGTCAGTTGGATGGTGGTCATTTGATGCTCCTTCGTGGTGGTTGATGGTGATGGCATGAACGCGCTGTTCGAGAGTGAAGCCAAGCGCTCTTCGCTTCTTTTTTAGCCCTGCTTCGCGGCCTGCCGGCCTGCCTCGTAGGCGGCCATCAGGGCGCTCTTGACGCCCCATACGCTGACCTCGTGGAAGTCCATCCGGTCGCTGTTGCGGGTTTCCAGGGTTTCGATGAACAGGTGATCGAGCGCGATTTGCTGCATTTGCTGGTCGAGGGTTTTGGCGGCTTGCTTGGTCATGGTCGTCTCCTTGGGTTGGTGTTGATGGCGATTGCATTCAGGCGCTGTTCGAACAGGAAGCCAAGCTCTTTCTGCCTGGCTTCGCAGATCTATTTGCGTCCTGCCTTGAGTGTCTGGATGCCCTCGTGGGCAAGCGTCAGGGCTGCGGTCTGAAACGCGATGTGCGCCACCCCGGGCGCGTCCTTGGCGTCATCGATCAACTCGTCGATCACCGACCTTGACTTGGCGCGCATCGCCGCGCAGGCGGCATCGAGTTCCGTGGTGCTCGCGGTGCGCACTTCCGGATAAAGGCGTACCAGCAGGGTCAGGGCGGTATCGGCCAGTTTCTTGCCAAGGGTGTCCAGTTTGTTGGCGTACATGTTTGTCTCCCGCAATGTGGTTGATGGTGATGGCATGAACGCGCTTCTGTGGAGGAAAGCCAAGCTCTGAATCGCGACGTTCGGAACATCTGCGATGGGCTTGATGTAGATCATGGGTCTGTCGATACGCGCTTACGCCCGGCATCGCGGCGTCTCTCACGTGGCGGTCAAGAAGGCCATCGATAGCGGGCGCATCACGCCCGAGGCCGATGGCACCCTCGACCCGCAACGGGCTGACGCCGAGTGGGCGAAGAACACCGAAGCGCCGCGTGCGGGCACTCGCGCCAGGCCCGTCCGGGCCACCGTGCCGCAGGAGACCGCCGCCAGCACGCCCGCAGGCGACACCCACGCTGCCTTGCCTACCGGCGGCGCGTCCCTGCTGCAGGCGCGCACGGTCAACGAGGTGGTGAAGGCGCAGACCAACAAGGTGCGCCTGGCGCAGCTCAAAGGGGAACTGGTCGACCGGGCACAAGCCATCGCCCACGTCTTCAAGCTGGCACGGGCCGAACGGGAGGCGTGGATCAACTGGCCGAATCGCATCACGCCGATCCTCGCGGCGGAACTGGGCATCGATGAGCACACCCTGTTCGTGGCGCTCGACGTCGCCGTGCGCGTGCATCTCGAGGAACTGGGCGAGTTTGTGCCGAAGGTGGACTGATGAAGGCGGATGATTACGAAGGGGCGCTTGAGATCGAACGTGCCTGGCGTGAAGGGCTGCGGCCGGATCCACGCCTGACCGTATCCGAATGGGCCGAGCGCTACCGGATGCTCTCGACCAAGGAATCGGCCGAGCCCGGGCGCTGGCGCAATGCGCGCACGCCCTACCTGCGCGAGATCATGGATTGCCTGTCCCCGGCATCAAAGGTGGAGCGGGTGGTGCTCATGAAAGGTGCGCAGGTGGGCGGCACGGAACTGGGCCTCAACTGGGTGGGCTACGCCATCCATCATGCGCCCGGCCCGATGATGATCGTCTGGCCGACGACCGAGATGGCGCAGAGGAACTCCAAGCACCGCATCGATCCTTTGATCGAGGAGTCGCCGGTGCTGAAGGACATCATTGCCCCGCCCAGGAGTCGGGACTCCGGCAACACGGTGCTGATGAAGGAGTTTCGCGGCGGCGTGCTGGTGATGACTGGGGCCAACTCGGCCGTGGGCCTGCGCTCGATGCCGGTGCGTTACCTCTTCCTCGACGAGGTGGATGCCTATCCGCTGGACGTCGATGGCGAGGGTGATGCGATTCACCTGGCCGAAGCGCGCACCCGAACGTTTGCGCGGCGCAAGATTCTGCTGGTTTCCACGCCCACCATCGCAGGGGCAAGCATCATCGAGCGGGAATACGAGGCGTCAGACCAGCGCCGCTACTTCGTGCCGTGTCCGCATTGCGGTCACCGCCAGTGGTTGAGGTTCGAACGGTTGCGCTGGGAGCGCGGGCAGCCGGGGACCGCCGCCTATCTTTGCGAGGAATGTGAAGCACCGATTGCAGAGCATCACAAACCTCGGATGCTGGAACTTGGGGAATGGATGGCACTCGGTTCAGGTACGAGCGCCGGGTTTCACCTGTCCAGCCTCTACAGTCCCTGGAGAAAATGGCGCGAGATTGCGGAGTCGTGGGAGAAGGCCGCCATGTCGGAGAGCCGCTCGGTGGCGACCATCAAGGCGTTCAAGAACTCGGAACTGGGCGAGGCCTGGGTCGAGGAGGGCGAAGCCCCCGACTGGCAGCGCCTGTTGGAGCGCCGTGAGGATTACCGCATCGGTTCTGTGCCTGCGGGCGGCTTGCTGCTCGTGGGTGGAGCCGACGTGCAGAAGGATCGAATCGAGGTCTCCATCTGGGCCTTCGGGCGCGGCAAGGAATCATGGCTCGTCGAGCATCGCGTGTTGATGGGCGACACCGCTCGCGACGAGGTGTGGCGGCAGATTGGCGCGATGCTCGGCGAACAATGGGAGCACGAAACAGGCGCGCTGATGCCATTGGTGCGCTTCGCGCTGGACACCGGCTTTGCGACACAGGAAGCCTATGCCTTCGTGCGGCTGGCGCGTGATTTTCGCTTGATGGCGGTCAAAGGTTCGGCCAAGGGCTCGGCTCTGGTAGGCACGCCAACTGCAGTGGACGCTACGACGGGCGGCAAGAAACTGCGCCGGGGGATCAAGCTGTTCACCGTCGCGGTCAGCATCGCCAAACTGGAGTTCTACAACAGCCTGAGGAAGGTGCCGGAGGTGGCCGAGGATGGGGTCACGATTCGTTACCCCACAGGCTTCGTCCATCTGCCCAAGGTGGATGCCGAGTACCTGCAGCAACTGTGCGCCGAGCAGTTGATCACCCGGCGCGATCGCAACGGTTACCCGGTGCGCGAGTGGCAGAAGATGCGCGAGCGCAACGAAGCCCTGGACTGCTACGTGTATGCCCGTGCGGCGGCGAGTGCTGCCGGCCTCGACCGCTTCGAGGAACGGCACTGGCGCGAATTGGAACGACAGATCGGACTCTCGCCCCCCGGCGACCCCGATCCGAAAATCGAGCAACCCACTGAGGCCACCCAACGCGGTGGCCTCGCTGTTTCTGGAACCCCGAGAACGGGCCGGCGCGTGATTCGCAGCCGCTGGTTCAACTGATCACACCACCACTGGAGAGCCCCACCATGAGTCTGCAAACCCAACTCAACAGCTTCGTCCTGCGTGTCGCCGAGGAATTCAACACCGTCAAGGGCCGCACCGGCACGCTGACCGCGCTGACCACCACCGACAAAACGAGCCTGGTCGCGGCAATCAACGAACTGAAGGCCGCCATCCTGACGGCGGTGGCCATCGACGACCTGACGGTTGCCACGACCAGTACCTACTCCTCGTCGAAGATCGTCTCGGTGCTCGATGCCCTCAAGGCCGACATCCTGGGCGGTGCCGACCCGGCCTACGACACCCTGTTGGAACTCCAGCAGGCGCTGCAAAACGATCAGACCGGTATCGCGGCGCTCACCGCCGCCATCGACAAGCGGGTGCGCTTCGATGCGGCGCAAACGCTGACGGTGCCCGAGCAACAGCAGGCCCGCGACAACATCGGTGCGGTCGCGGCCACCGACATCGGCGACGTCGCGACCGACTTTGTCGCGATCTTCAACGCGGCCCTGGTGTAAGTGATGAGCCTCGTCGCGCAACTGTCGGCGCTCGCCACCCGCATCGGCACCGAGATCAAGGGGCTGATTCGCCCCGACCATCCCGGACTGGCCCGCGCCTGGGTCAATTTCGGCTACGTGGGCGGCGA